ATGATGACGTATCGCTGGGCACCCCCTTTACCTACTATAGGCAGGGTGGGGCCCAGAATCCTCGTGGAGCCAAGCTCCACGCTCGAGCAAAGACTCGAGGATTACTTCTGTGAAAACAGAAGTGTTGCCGACGTATTTGAACGTCGGATACAACCGTTCTTTTTAGAGCGGTTTCTTGGTACGCGAAGCGCACCAGCATTCCTCTCGGATTTGTGTCCGAGGGATCAACAACAAGTGTTGTTGCGAAACCTTTATGTAAAGGTTTCTCAAGCCTTCAAAGTGAGGCTCCGCCGCCGGCTTGATGCCGGTAGGCTAAACCAGGTTAGGTCCTGGTTCCACACTGCCACAGCAGCAGTGCTGGCGTACTATTGTACGTCCGACCACCCGAGCGAAGCTCAGGTCGATCGTCTAACGCGTTGGGCGTTAGAGAACTGTGCAAATAACTATGCACAGTTTCAATCAGACTTCAAAAGTCTGAAGAAGGGCATGAGAAAATCTTTTGCCCTCACTGGTAGGATCGATTCCTACCGGCCTATGGCACATATGGTGCCATACTACGACCTCTACAAATCAAAAGTAGGGTTCGAGTCCCCAGCTGAGCTGGGGCGCTACGTCTTGACCTGGTGTCAAACCAGGGCGACGGGCATGGCGGATCATGTGATGATCCGCAAGTCTCTTGAAAAGTTCAAGAGAACGGTTCAGGAACCCTCCGAGAGGGTATTGATCCCTGAACCGTACCTCCTGGATGCTACCAGGATGGCCGTTAACACGATGGGTGTTAACGCGGTCGTATCAGTCGGTACGACTGCCTGCCTCGAGAGCTCTCGGGGCAAGGGGGGAAAGACAGCTTTCCTCAAAGACACGCTTGCAAAAAAGCGTGTCCTGCGGTTCCATTACAACATGGAAACGCTCGAGCCGACGGCAATTGACCCTCGGCCGGTCAGGACACCACATGATGTCCTGAGCTGGGCTGTCCAAACAGTCCTGCACCACCCCACATACGTGAGGTGTGTGAGGGTTCACGCAGTAGTCGAACCCTCGAAGGCGCGCACAATAACAGTCGCGCCTTACGCCTATCAAGTGATAATGGGCGTCCTGGCACACATGTACCAGGCGACTTTACAACATAAACATGTGAAGTCGGGGCTTAAAGCAGATCGCCATTTGTGGCGGTTCGTGCAAAAAGTCCTCAATCCGCAATCAGCGGAGTGGCAGCACCTACCAGAGGGTGCTACGATCTATGCACTAAGCACAGATCTTTCCGAGGCAACTGACTTCGGAAATCTGACTGTAAGCAGTCAGATATGGCAGTTTTTAATCAAACTGTCATCGGTGCACGAGGGATTCCCCCGTGCACTGGCTGTACTGGGCAAGACCCTGTACAACGGGAAACGATTCTTTTTCGTTCCCGACCAATTGGGCAACTACCAATTGGTGTCCAGACAAAGAGGCTGGATGATGGGTGATATGATGACAAAAGTCATACTCACCATCGCTCATGATGCTATTTGCCGCATGAGCCGCCTACAAGTGTATAGTCTTGTGGGCGATGATGAAATTGCACTGAGTGCATCGGTTCATCAGTTGTCGACACAGATCGACAATCTCCAGACAATTTTCAAGGTGTCTGAAGAAGACACGTACATATCGTGTCACCTCGCATTTTATTGCGAGGAGGGGACGCTTGTGCCGCAAAGGGCATCGTCCTCCAACCACGTCCAAATGAGACGTGGTGAGGAGCTCTCATACTTGGATTACCCAAGGTTCCGACTCCTCCTACCCCAGATTTCTGAGGTAGATGCCTACTCAATGAGTAACTCGGGTAGGTTCGCGCTCCTAGGGAAGGAGTCGCGTTGGGTTGACAACGTCAACCCAAAGGCGCGCAAGTACTTTACTCGCGCGTCTCTCCTGCAGCACATATTGGTGCCGCAAGAGCCGGACTGTATCAGTCCGTACATCCCCATAGAGATTGGGGGTGATGGGGCTATGCCCCACTCGCCGGGATTCCTGGCGAGGGTCGTCGCGGACAAGAGCCGCAACGCCAGGGAGGTCATGTATAGAATGGCCTCCCTCATGTCCGGTACAACCGGACATCGGTACGTGCGATCAGATCGCACGGACAAGGTGGTGCACAAGCACCACCTTTACCTTCCAAAGATGGAAGGTCTGCGGGAGCTTCTTCCCGCAGACTCTGTGATCAAGCCGAACACAGAGGAGGGGCTGTTACTATTACGGTCCCTGAAGGTGGACAACATATGTACACCTGAGCGAGCTTTCTTTAAGCTCGCTAAAGCGGCCTATTATAGGGCGCTACTGGCGGGATTGGACCCGCCAGAGCCGACATTCTCTCTCGAGAGGAGCTATTCGGCAGGACACACGGAAGATCCGTATGTCAACTTCCCTGACTTTCTTGAGGCATGGAAGAATCCTGGTTTCGTATTCCAGGATAGCTACGATTATTTCGTAGATCTGGAGGCCTTAGGCCTCCACAACCCAATGCAATTGGGTTGGCGTTTTGGGCCTACGGCCCAAATACGATCTGGGGAACTTTTTTCCCAGTGGGTGAGGGACAACCTCACCCTGGAAGACCAGGGTCTTCCTGATGTTCTGGATTCTATCCGGAACATGAGGCCACTGCCCGATTGGGTAATGGCCCGGCTCAATTTGTACATTGAGTCCGACAACTACATCATGATGCAGTTGCGCAACCGGGGGGTTTACCCACGGTTCATTCTTGTCGTCACGCGTGACAAGAAACTTTGCATACGCATGCAAAGATGGTTGACCGCGAACGGTCATACCTCGAACATAATTTTGTTCGATCCGGCCATCTATATGATGGGTCGGCTCACAGATATTGAATCTGTGAGAGTCTTCACGTGGTATAAACCATTTGAAGGCGACGTCGAGTTCATGCTCGACCCTGGAGCTATGCTCCACGTGGACTATACTGAGTTCACGGATGGCTTCCCAAATGAGGAAGACTACTTCGATAGACCTATCGAAGTATTGGATGCAGTACCACGTCATCCCGACGTGGTACTCGTGCGCTTAGCGCACGCACGCAACTAAGTTGCGGAAGTGGTGCATAGCACCACTCACACGGCTTAAACCTACACAGGTAGCCGCGGATTCTGGGTTTTCACCCG